AGCCCTTATAGATTTGGGTCCAGGAGCCGCCGTCCACCTGCCGCTCCAGCTCATAGCCGCTGAGGTTGCCGTCACTGTCAGAGGCGGCGGTCCAGGAGATGGCCAGGTTACTGCCGCCACGGACAACGGCGGGGACAGTCAGACTGCCGGGAGCGCCAGGGGCCCGGTTGTTGGTCACCGTCACCGTGCTGCTGGTTTTCCAGCCGCTCTCAAGTCCGGCGGCGTCATAGGCCTTGACCCGGTAGGCCACGGTGTTGGTACCAAAGGCCACGGTGTTGGTGGTGCTGGTGGCGGTGCCCTGGTAGATTTGGGTCCAGGAGCCGCCGTCAACCTGGCGCTCGACAATGTAGCCCTCAAGGTTGCCCTCTGCATCCGTGGAGGTGCCCCAGCTCACGGTGATGGTGCTGCCGCCGTCAATACTGCTGGGGACGGAGATGCTGGCGGGCGTAGAGGGGGCGGTGTTCTGAAACACAGAGCCGTCATCGCTCACATAGAGGGAGGAGGGGAGAGTGAAAGCGGGGCGGGACCCGTAGGAGTTGTTGCAGTTGCTGCCGACGATATAGCCATAGGAGAACAGCCTCCAGGCGTTGCTGGCGTAGTTCGTGTTCGGGGAGCGGGTCCATTGTGTGGTGGCGCTCCCGTTGCGATAGGCAATCCGCAGGGTGGACGCAATGGGCAGGGCGGAGCCCTCCGTGTTGGCATAGGAGTGGGACTGCCCCAGCTCGGTGAGGGACAGGGCAAAGATGACCCGCTCCAGGGTGCCCACCGTGTTGTTGCCGTTGCCGGGGGTGTAGCGGATTTTGGTGGTGCCGATGAGGGAGCGGATGTCGGCGTCCAGCATGTTTTTGTAGGTGCTGTTAAACCAGCTATCCAGGTCGCTGCTGGCGTAGGCGTTCACATTGCCGCTGTCCCACACTCGGTCATCATAGGTGTCCTTGCGGACCACCAGCGTCCTCCCGGCCCCGTTGAGGCTGCTTTCATAGTCGTGCTTGGCAACATAGAAGTCCACCAGCGTGCCGTTTTCTTTCAGCTTGATAATGCTGCCGGTGGACTTGTTGCCCAGGGTAGTTGTGGCCATTAGATTTCCTCCTTTAGAATGTTTTGCACACGGTCCCGCACCTGCTGGCGCAGGGACCAGGTGTTGCCGTGAGCGGCGTGGGCGTCCCAGGCCTGCCAGCTTTGCAGGATTTTCTCACGGGTCACAAGGCCCGCCGGATAGTCCTGCTCCCACCGGCGGAGCTTGGAGCGCATACGCTTGATGCTGCTGTGCCGCAGCTTGCGGATGACCTTGCCCTCCTCGGTCAGATAGGTGTGAAAGCCCAGAAAATCAATCCCGTTGCGGATGGGGAAAATCTGGGTTTTCTCATTGAGCTCCAGCCCCAGGCTGGCCATAAAGACCCGGATTTCCTTGAGGCAGAATTGCAAATAGTCCTTGTCCGGGTGGATGAGGAAAAAGTCATCCATGTACCTGCCATACCAGCGGATGTGGAGCCGCTCCTTGACGAAGTGGTCAAACTCATCCAGGAACAGCAGGGCAAAAAGCTGGCTGGTCTGGTAGCCCAGCGGCAGGCCGTCCGTGCTGTCTATGTAGGTACACAGCAGGTCAAAAACGATGGGCTCAAGGTCCAGCTTTTTGAGTTTTTCCTTGAGCTTGTCGTGGTCAATGGACGCAAAGAAATGCCGCACATCTGCCTTGAGGACCCAGCCCTCCGCCGTGCGGTATTTGTTCCAGTATTCCGTGAAAAATCCACGCAGCCGGTCCAGGCCGAAGTGGAGCCCTTTGCCTTTCTGGGATGCGTAGTTATCCAGAATGAAACTGTTGGTGATGCGCTCATAGATGAGGTTGTCCACCAATGCGTGCTGGACCACTTTATCAACAAAGGCCGGGGCCTGCACCAATCTCTTTTTGGGCTCGTAGACATAGAACACCCGGAACAGTCCGGGCCGGTAGATTTTGGTTTGCAGGATGTAGACAAGGTTGACGATGTTGGCCAGCAGGTGGACCTCATAGTTGGCGGTGGCGGCCCTGGAGCGCTTGCCCCGTCTGGCCGCCAGGTAGGCTTTGTAGAGCACCGAAAAGGTGCATATCTCAGAGAATTTCAGCACGGGTCTTTGCACCCCTGTAAACATGCGGGCGGCCCCCTGTCATCCCGGCGGCGGGCCTCCCTCTCCTTGTGCGCCGTGTAGGTGCCGCAGGGACAGGACCAGCAGCACCCCGCCGCCTCGGTGTGCGGTGGGGTGCATCGGCGCAATGTATTTGCCTTGGTGTCAAGGCTGGATGTGACCTCCTTTGATGTGATGGATGGCGCTGCTTTCGGCTTTGGGCCTACTCGGTCGGACCTTACCATCAGAGCGGGGCGGGACCCGTTGGAGTTGTTGCAGTTGTTGTTGTTGATATTGCCATTGGAGTTCAGCCTCCAGGCGTTGTTGGTGTTGTTCGTGTTCGGGGAGGTAGAGGTAAATAAACAGGTCACACCCAAATACACGGCCTTGGTGGCCGTTGTATCCGTTTACTGAGGCCGCAGGGCCTCCGCAATTTGTAGGGCCATTTGCCCCATCTTGGCAAGCTCCTGGGCCGCCTTGGCCTCCCGGAGGGCGGCGGCACGGTTGCCGTCTGATTTCCTCCAGTTGAAAGCCTTTTGACGGACCGGGCGCACCAGCTCCGCCCAATAGTGGCATTGGTCGCCGGTGATGTACTTGCGGCCATAGCTGAGGTTGATGAGCTGCTCCATGGTCTGGCACTCGATGAGCACGCCGTCCAGGTCCTTGAGCCGCTCCTCATACTCGGTTTCAAAGTAGCGGCCATTGGCGGCCTCACAGCCCTTGAGGATGCGGACGGCGCAGTCCTGGAGCTCGGCGCACAGGTGGAAAGTCTGGCTTTTTGGAAAGTGAGGCTTTCCGTCATCTTTCACCTTGTCATAGAGGAGCTTTTCCACAAGCTGGTCACCCACCATGATGTAGGCCTTGACCGGCTTGTATTCTGCCTCTTTCTGCTTGACCCGCTGGATGGTGTAGTCCAGCAGATCGGAGGCAAGAGGGATGATGTCATAGCTTGGCATTAAAACTCAATCCTCGCATAGGTTTCATTCCAGACGCCGGTGACTACCACGCCGGTGAGGGTCCCAAAGGTCACCTCAAAGCTGTTGCCGGTGACATTGGTGCCGTATTTCAGCTCCAGCACGGAGAGGCGGCTGTCCAGGCCGCTGAGGTCCACACGGATGTCCGGGTGGGAGGTTTCATCGGTGTTGTGGTCATCCACGGCGTCCGTGATGTCCTGCCGGATGTCCGGGTGGCTGGCCGGGTCCGTGTTGTGTTCGGCAATGGCCTCCTCCAGGTCCTCCGGGCTCACCGTGTCCAGGGACGGGGTGATGGTAAACTCCAGCACGGAGCTGTCCACCACAACAATGTGCATGAGCATGGTGAGCCGCCCGTCCACGCCGGTGGAGATGGCCACCTTTTCCGTGTCCGGGGTGTTGCAGATGGCAATGAGGGTGCCGTCCTCATCAAAGAGGCCCATTTCACGGACAATGAAGTTGCCCACACTGTCATCAATGATGATTTTCACATCCATCATGTTGGGGACAGAGGCGTTTTGCTCGGCGGACACGATGGGCCCCCGCCACAGCTCCCTCACAAGCTCCGTCTGTTCCGTGCTGGGCAGGTAGTAGCTGCCCCCGCCGTCACCGGCGGCGGCCTGGGTGATTTTCAGCTTGGTCCCCGCCAAAATGCAGTTGGTGATGAGGGTGGACCCCGCCGTGGTTATCCTGGTGCCGTACTTTCTTTCCTGGTCAGGCATTTCCGCTTTCCTCCTGTTCGTATGGATAAATTTCAAGGGTTGCACGATACTCCAGAGGCCCGGCTCCGATGACGCCGCCGGTGCTCTCCAGCTCATTGGTCAGCAGGGGCCACAGGTCCATGTGCAGGGAGCGCTCCGTGTAGGCCCCCAGCCGGACGCCGCCGGTAGACTGCAAAAGGGCGGTCATCAAAATGTGGATGTTCTCCGGGCGGACCGTCAGCAGCATGTCAAGGATTTCCCCCGCCAGCCGGTCCGCCTCCGGCAGGACCGTGTAGTCAAGCTGGATGTCCAGGGTGTAGTCCTGGAGAGAAACAGAGTGTCCGTCCGGGCCGCACAGGCCCGCCAGCCAGTTTTTCAGCCAGCGCAGGGTGTAGGGCAATTCCAAATTCCACTTGGCCTTGATGCGGGCCTTGCGGGCCTCCAGGGTGTCCGTGTCCTTGGGAAAGAGCCGCAGCTCTTGCTCCCACACGGCCACGCCGTCCTCATCAGCGTCCTCAAGGAATTGGTTGGCCAGCACCCTGGTGATGGCGTCCCATGCAAGGGAGATTTCCGGCTCATTGGCCCCGTTGATGACTTGAAACTCCAGCACCTCCCGGAGCACCGGGGGCAGGTAGTTCAAAAGGTGTCTATCCATCGGTGACCTCCCCTCTGGCGGGGATGCTGTCCGGGCCCAGGGCCAGGTTGTTCTCCTGCCCGTTGATTTTGGTGCCGCCAATGTCCGTTATCATGTTGGAGCACTCGGAGAGGATGCGGCTTTCAATCTGGGAAATGCGGACGGTCAAAAAATCAGAGCTGGCCCAATCCTGGGACAGCTCCACAAAGTAGGCGTCAATGACGGCCTCCACATAGCTCTTGACGGCATCCCAATCCCACCCGGAGGCATAGGTGAGGTGGAGGGCAATGTCCACCTCCTCCGGCGTCACGCCGGTCACATGGACCACATGGCCGATGGGGGCCAGGCCCAGGCCCTCCCCGGCGTTCTGCTCCGGGTCAATGGCCGTCTGGATTTCCTCCAGCAGGGTGGGCGTGGGGGCCTTGTAGTCAGAGGCCATGATGACCAGCTTGACCGTGCCGCCCACCGTGAGCTTTTTCTCTTTGGCCGCCGTGTAGACTGCCGTGAGCCAGGTGGCCACGGAGCCGCTCACCGTGGAGATGGTACTGGTGTACCAGCTTTCCACGGCCTCATCCGGGATGAGGCTGGCCGGGGAAATGTCGCCATTCCAGACGGGGTGGATTTTGAGGTCCCCCACGCCGGGCATGGCCAGCACTTTCTCCCGATAGTCGGCTTGGTTGCCGCCAAAGGCTTGGGACTGGAAACTGTCCAGCACCCGCTGGCGGAAAGCCTCCGTTTCCTCCTCATCATCGCCGGGGATGAGCAGCTCCACCAGCTCCGCATGGGTGAGCCCCTGCACATACTCCACCGGGATGAGGGTGCCGCCGTAGTTGTTGGCCGCCGCTCCTGGGGTTTCACAGGTGACCTGGTGGCTGAGGCCGGTTTCCGTGTCCTCCTCCGGGTCCATGCGGGCGGTGACCACAAAGTTGAGGTCCTCGCAGGAGAAACGGGTCCCCACCGGGACCTCAATGTTAAACTCCGCCCGATAGACGGCGGGGCTGGCCGGGTAGGGGTCCATGTTGCGGTCATGGGCCCGCTTGATGAGGTACTCACGGGGGGCCGTGATGATGTAGGTGGCCTGGAGCACAAAGTCCGCCGCAATGTAGAGCTGGGCCAGCTCTGCCATGGACGGGGCCACGCCGTTCATCACCATGGAGCCCTCCCGCTTGTCCACCGGGGAGGCCACCCTGGACAGGGCGCTGGCCAGCAGCGCCTCATAGGTCCTGCTTTCAAACATTCAGATGTCAACCTCCTTTTGGGCGCTTACATCGCCATAAATGGTGTGGACGGTAAACCGGGCCGTGACCCAATTTCTGCCCATTTCAAATTCCCAGCCGTCCAGGGAGGTGATGCGGTCATCCTGGAGCAGGGCCTCCGTGATGCGCCGCTTTATCTCGCTCATGGCGTAGTCTTTGGGCTTGCCTATCAGATCGGACAGCTCGGAGCCGTAGTTGCGGGAATAAATAGGGAAAGCGTAGCGCTCCACATTCAGAATGAGGTAAACGGCCTGGAGGACGGCATCCCGCTCATCCGTCATGCCTCTCACCCGGTTGCGGTCAATGTCCAGCTTGTGGGTGTAGCTGGGCTGGGTTTCCACCGCAAAGGTGATGAGGTCCAGGTCATCCCCCGTGGTCGGTAAAGTTGCCATTAGGTCCTCGCCTCCCATCTGCCCAGGACAATGTACTGCTGCCCGCCGTCACACCGCAGGAGGATGACCTTTTCCCCCATCTGGAGGGCGTTGTGGACTTTCCACTTTTTCCGGCCCTGGTAGCGGTGCTTGTGGGGCGCAAAAGAGGCATCCCCGGCCCCGCCGCTGGTTTCCTCGGTTTCGTGAAACTCCGGCATGGTGGTCATCTCCACGGTGTAGTCCCTCACGGCGTCCGTGAGGATGAGCTGGGCCTCGGTCAATATTTTCTTTTGGTCAACGGTGATTTCAAGCGGAGAGGTGGAGGTCACATAGCCATAGCCCCCGCTCATGGGAGCGCCTGCCTGGACGGCCTCCACGGCGGCCCGCTTGACCAGCCGCACCAGTTCATTGATGTCAAGTGACAAATGTACCACCTCGCATTTTGAGCTCCATGAGGTGCTGCTCATTGTTGAAAGTGTGTTTGACCTGCTCCACCATGAGGTAGTTTGACACATTGATGTCACCCAGCCCCAGCATGACCACCAGCAGGGTCCCGGCCCTCACCCGGATGTCCCCCAGCACATCTTGGAGCTTGAGGGTCCGGGTTTTGGTGTTATAGAGGCTGAGGAGGGCATCCGCCATGGCCTTGGCATTGGTAGTGCTGTCCAGCTTTTCGTAGTATTGCAGGACGCCCCATTGGTTGATGTTGGAGCTGTCCTGGGCCACGAAAATCTCCCGCTTACCGGTGTCCTTGTTCTCATAGGAGAGCTTGATTTTGTCATAGGTCTGGGATGCGATGGAGCTTTTATAGTCAAAGTCCCCAGCCGTGTCCTCATCAATCAAAAGCCCCAATTTCATGCTGCCGATGTTCTTGAGGGTCAGCTTGCCCACATCGTCATAGAGCACATACATCTGGGAGGTGGCCTTGAGGGTTTCGTCCAAAGCCGTCTGGATGATGTCAAAGAGGGTCTGGTTGTCCTCCACCCGGCTCCCGATGGTGTAGCCGGTGTCCTCCAGGTCCCCCACATTGAGCTGGAAGTCCTCCGCAATCATGCGTATCACATCGGCGGCGGTCTTGTTGGTGTAGACATAGGTATCCTTGTTCTTGAGGTAGTAGAGCTGGTCATATACGGTGATTTGGATGATGTCATCCGTGCTGCCCTTGCGGGATTTCTCAAAGACAAAGCCATAAAAGACGGGGGTGCCGTCCACGGAAAAACGGCACGGGTCGCCCTCTTGAAAGCTCAAGCCGGGTGTCTTGACCACCTCGGCAATGAGCTTTCCCGGCTGTCCTTGGCGTTCCCACTCAATGCTCACATTCTCCACCACGGGGGGCAGCATGATGGTCCCCTGGTGTTGTATCAGCAGCTCATAGGTCATGGGATGGTGAGCACCTGCCCCACATAGATGAGGTTGGGATTGCTGATTTTGTCCGTGTTTGCGTTGAAAATCTTGTTGTAGTCGGCCCCGTTGCCGTAATACTTGGCGGCGATGGCCCACAGGCTGTCACCGGCCTTGACCGTGTAGGTCTTGGCCGTGGGGGCCGTGCTGGCGTCCCGCTCCTTTTCCACCGTCACGGTGGGCGTGGTGCTCTCTGCCTTGGGCTCCTCCACGGTCACGGTCTTTGTGCCGTAGTCCCGCCATTGCTTGAGGTTGACATCCACGGCCACATCCAGGCCCTTTTTGCCGTCCTCGGTGATGTTGTAGTCCTCCACGCTTACCTTGATGTTGGTGTCAAAGAGCATCCCCCCAGAGGGGGACATCCGCACCAGCATGAATTGGGTGGTTTCCTTGTTGGCTTTCATTCGCTCCAGCAGTCCCAGGTAGTAGTCCGGGGACCGGGAGCCGGTGAGCATGGGCAGGTCAAAGGGGACGGTGAGCTCCGTGAGGCCGGGGGCCCGCAGGAAATTGACCTCGCCCTCATTCAAGAGGACCAGGGTTTTGTTTTTCCCCTTGATTTTCACCTGGAGCTTTTCTGGGGTGGGCCAAAGGGCCCCGCCCAGATAGCAGGTGTAACTCATCTTGTCACCCTCCTTTTTTCCATTGGAAAAAACTCCGTGTTTCCGGCATGGGGCAGGGTCTACGCATGGACGCCCTCCGCCGCCGTCAGCAGGGCCTCTGTAAAGCCGTCTGTGAGGGTGGAGATAACGCCGTCCAGATCGGCACCGCCCTCAATGCGGTTGGTCATGCCGGTCTTTTCAAAGGGTATAAAATAGCTGGGAATGGGTATCCGCTGGAGCCCTTGCACCGTGGGCTTTTTGCATTTTGTGGAACAGCGTGGAACGGGCCAGAATTGTGGTAAATGGGGGAAAGAATGGGGAAATTATAGGGGGTGTTTTGCTACATATCGCTGGGCCGTCCTGGCCAAATTGTCGGCGCAATTTCTGCCGCCCATGCTAAGGGCAATTTGCCGCCAGGTCAGCCGCTTTTCAAACTTGAGCACAAACAAGGTCCTTATAAAATCGTCCTCTATGGCGTCAATGTAGGCCGCCAGGCGGTCCCGCTGTTTCTCCACCCGGCGGAGCCTGTCCTCCATAATGGTACGGATTTCAGCCGTTGCCGGGCCGTTCTCCAGCTCTTGGAGGCGGCGGCGCTCCGCCTCTGCCTCACGCCGCAGGTAAAATAGCTGGTACAAGGTATCTAACATCATTCAAGCCCCACTTTCCGCCGGAGGGCCTCCCGCTTGAAAACGATTTTTTCAACGGCGCTTTCCCCGGTGTTTCGTTGTGTCTGGATGCCCACCCGCAAATAGTAGGGGGTGCGGTCCTCTATGTATTGCAGCAGCTCCGCATGGAGGGCGGGGTTTATGAGCTTGCTCATGCCCCGGTGTTCGGCGTTCTTTTCGTCCCTGGACAGTTCCCGCCCCTCAAAGTATTTGCCCCGTATGGCGTCCCCCTCGGCCTCTGGGAGCCGCTGCAAGGCCCGCTCCAGGGCGGCGTGGAGCTGGTCATGGTAAATGCTATCCTCCACGCCCTGGAGGCTCTGGGCGGCGCTGGGGTCCTCCACAAACTCTGCAAGGGCTCGGACATCCTCCCCGCCGTCCTCGCTGGGCGGGGCGTCCAGGCTCACCGCCTGGCGCAAGGCGTCATTTTTGTGGGCCCTCCATCCCCCGGTGTTCCCGAAAGCAGTTTGTAAAGCAAAGGCAAACCAGCCTATAAACTGCATCTCACTGTCCGGCTTGTAGGTGTCCACGGCGGCCACCAGGGCGATATAGCCGCTGTTGTATAGGTCATCAAACTCCACGCCGCCGGTGTTCGTCATGTAGCCGTTGGCGTATAGGGTCATAAGGCGCTGGGCCCGGTTGGCCACAAAACGCTCCACCTGTTCCCAGAGCTCCGGGAGGCGGTCCCGCTCCCCGGCTTGGATTTTTGCTACAAGTTCCTCGTTTGTCACGGGGACCGCCTCCCTTTTTTTCTACTGGAAAAAACTCTGTATTTCGGCCCCCTGGGTGTATCAGCACCGCAGGGGGCCGTTTCGTGCCTTACTGGAACGCTCCGCCGATGGCGGTAATATATCCGGCCTCACCACTGGAGCCCCGGCTCACATTGACCTTGACATTGAAAGCAAAGCCGTTTGTGGCCGTCTGATTGGTGAAAACATGGTTGGAGCCGTTTTTGTAGTCCTGGGTGGCGTCCTCCCACACGGGGGAGCTGTCCTTTGCGTTATTGGTGACAAGCACTTGCAAATCAGCGTCGGCGGGAATGTGGCCGTTGATAGACACAACGCACACAGAAATAACATCGTCAGCGTCAATGGGCTCTGCCATCGTGATGGAGGCCTCATAGACCGCCTTGGTAAAGGTCACGGTGTAGGGGGTGCTGTCCGCCTTGCCGTCATTGGCCACCACCTTGATGGTGTGGGCCCCGTTGAGGACTTTCTGCCAGTTGGCGGCGGTGACACACTGGACCGTGTTGCTCTGCCCCAGGGTGGCGGTGTAGGTCCGCTTGAGCACATTGTCCAGGTACTCTTTCACCGTCACGGTGTCGCTGTCAGCGTCCGTCACGGTGTAGGTCAGGTCAAAGCCGTCCTCCTTGGTCCCCAGATCGGTGCCGGAGGTCGTGGAGCTGGTGATGACCGGGATGGCGTTGTTGTCCACCGTCCGGGTTTCGCTGGTCACATAGGTGCTGGTGGCGTTGTAGCTGTCATAGGAGCGCACACGGTAGGCCACGGTGTTCCACCCGGCGGTGATGGTGTCGGTGTAGGCCAGGGCGGAGCCCTTATAGATTTGGGTCCAGGAGCCGCCGTCCACCTGCCGCTCCAGCTCATAGCCGCTGAGGTTGCCGTCACTGTCAGAGGCGGCGGTCCAGGAGATGGCCAGGTTGCTGCCGCCACGGACAACGGCGGGGACGGTCAGACTGCCGGGAGCGCCGGGGGCCCGGTTGTTGGTCACCGTCACCGTGCTGCTGGTTTTCCAGCCGCTCTCAAGTCCGGCAGCGTCATAGGCCTTGACCCGGTAGGCCACGGTGTTGGTGCCAAAGGCCACGGTGTTGGTGGTGCTGGTGGCGGTGCCCTGGTAGATTTGGGACCAGGAGCCGCCGTCCACCTGGCGCTCGACAATGTAGCCCTCAAGGTTGCCCTCTGCATCCGTGGAGGTGCCCCAGCTCACGGTGATGGTGCTGCCGCCGTTGATGCTGCTGGGGACAGAAATGCTGGCGGGCGTAGAGGGGGCGGTGTTCTGAAACACAGAGCCGTCATCGCTCACATAGAGGGAGGAGGGGAGAGTGAAAGCGGGGCGGGACCCGTAGGAGTTATTGCAGCCGTCGTCGTTGATACCGCCATAGGAGCTCAGCCTCCAGGCGTAGCCGGTGCGGTACGTGTACGGGGAGCGGGTCCATTGGGTGGTGGCGCTCCCGTTGCGGTAGGCAATCCGCAGGGTGGACGCAATGGGCAGGGCGGAGCCCTCCGTGTTGGCATAGGTGTGGGATTGCCCCAGCTCGGTGAGGGACAGGGCAAAGACGGCCCGCTCCAGGGTGCCCACCGTGTTGTTGCCGTTGCCGGGGGTGTAGCGGATTTTGGTCGTACCGATGAGGGAGCGGATGTCGGCGTCCAGCATGTTTTTGTAGGTGCTGTTAAACCAGCTATCCAGGTCGCTGCTGGCGTAGGCGTTCACATTGCCGTTGTCCCACACCCGGTCATCATAGGTGTCCTTGCGGACCACCAGCGTCCTCCCGGCCCCGTTGAGGCCGCTTTCATAGTCGTGCTTGGCAACATAGAAGTCCACCAGCGTGCCGTTTTCTTTCAGCTTGATAATGCTGCCGGTGGACTTGTTGCCCAGGGTAGTTGTGGCCATTAGA